CGCAGATTTGATATCTGTGTACGTGTGGGACGCAAGGAGAATTTTGAGGGACCTATTGGAAATAAGTTTAGACCTGATATATATGATTTTGAGTTATATGATATGCCGACCGGAGAAGCAATAGGTAAGATTGATTATAAAGAATTAATAGGATTAGCAATAAGAAAATATGAGAGCCGTTGTAGTTATGTTGATTCAATCCATGATTATATACAAGATCTTTTTAAACCAGAAGAACAAGAGGAGGTTGCAGTTGAACAGATGTATGTTCCAGGATTGGAATATGCGAAGAATGCTGTTTATAATGCGACAACCTCTGTATATAATGTGACTGAATTGGAAAAACGACCTGAAGGTATGTCTCCTATGCGTTATGCATGGGAGAAAGTGACATCTTACTTTTGTCCTGAAGATGTTTGGGCTTCTCTTAAACGAGGAGTTGAACATATGAAGGATTATTATGGTGAGATGAATACTTGGTGGGCTCGTTTCCGCGAGGAACACCCATATCTTTGGAAAGCGACAATGGCAATTACTCTTATTTCTGTAGGATTAGCGTTTTTGAAAGTATTTAATAGTTTTAAGAATTGTGTTACTTATAAGGAAGTGGCAACAGCAGAATCTTATACACCTCCAAATGCAAAAGTAGCAAAAGCTGAAGGTTATTCTCCAGCTAATGCGAAAATTGCTCGACAGGAAGCATATACTTTGACCAAGCCACAATTGGCTAGGGCTGAAGCAACGTTGACAGTTGAACAAGAAATCGTTAAGCAACAGGGAGTAAAAGATTTAAATGCGTCAGAGATTTTAACATCTGTGATGAGATATAATGTTTATAAAATGTATGTTAGTGAAACTAACGTATGTATTGGCCACATTCTTTTTATAAAAGGAAAGATTGCGGTCATGCCAAAACATTATATGAATCATTTGAATCTTTTATTCACACAAGATGCACATGCCCATGTGTATTGTGTGTCCCCTATTCTTAAACGAGCATTTGAGTGTAAAGTACATGATATTCTTGAGAATGCGCGAAGTTATGAGTCACCTGAGGAAGGAAATGCACCTGTATTTTCTAGAGATTTAGTGGCTGTTGAAATTCCAACAGCTGTTGTTTCTCGAAACATTCACGATTTGTTCGTGCGTAGAGGTGAAAGCCTTTACATTGAACAAAGTAGTGTGATGCTTCCTGTGATAGTGACAAATAATATTCGTGATTCTGATACTCCCGTTATAATGATCCGTTATGGTGAAGGCCATAGCCAAGTTCAACGACGAGAGAGATTATCCGTAGCAAATCAAGATTCTACTATAGTTAGGTATATAAGAGATGCTTGGGAATATAATATGGATACTGTAGCTTCAGAGTGTGGTGCCCCATTGATTGTTAGAAATACGCAAGTAAAACATGGCAAAATATGTGGTATACACGTTGCTGGTATTACCGGTACTGGTAAAGGCTATAGCACTCCAATATATTATGAAGACATTGAAATGATACTGGAAATGTTCCCTCAGGTGTTTGAACAAAAGATCAGACAACCTTTGGGACCATATCCAGTTGAACAATGTCAAGTTCCCGAGCAAGGCGAGTTTATTAGATTAGGTAGTATAAGTCAACCTCTGGCCCAACCTAGGAAGAGTAAAATTGTACCTAGTTTGGCCCATGCGTCTTACAAAGAACCAGAAACTAAGCCTTGTCTTTTGCATGAGGCTGAGGTTGATGGTGAACGATTTGACCCTCGAAGTTATAGAATTGGACGTCTTGGAAATGTTCCAGTACCGCTGGAGCGTTCCATGATTGAAAATTCAAGATTAGCTTTTGAGGATGAAATTTCAGAAACGATATCTAAGGTTATGGACATAGTTCCAAGTAGTGTGAAGAGAGTATATACTTTCGATGAAGCAGTGCTTGGAATAGATGGAGATCCTTATGTGAATTGTATTAAACGTACAACTTCACCTGGATTTCCTTTTGTTCAGAAACCTGGATATAAAACGAGAAAAGAAATTTTTGGAACTGATGATGTGTGTGATCTGAATAGACCTCAAGTAAAGTTTATTCGTGCAAGAGTTGAAGAAATCATCCTTAATGCAAAGAAAGGAGTAGCGTTAGATCACTACTTCATGGATACATTAAAGGATGAGAGGAAACCGATTCATAAAGCCCATAAAACCCGATTGTTCTCAGCAGGTCCGCTGGACTATTTGATTGCATCCAAGATGTATTTCAATGGTCCAGTGGCGTTATTACAACGTGCTAGGAACGATTGCCATGTTTCAGTAGGTACTAATCCTTATTCTGAGGATTGGGATAGAATTGTACGAAAATTACAATCTAAATCTGAAAACATGGTAGCAGGCGATTTTGAAGGATTCGATGCTTCTCAACATCAGCTTCTTCTTGAAGCAGCTGGTGAAGTTCTCATAACTATCTCTAGGCGCTTTCTTGGTGCCACGGAGACTGATGTGAGAGTAATGAGAGTATTGTTAGTTTCCCTTATTAACTCAATGCATATAACTGGAAAAGAGGTATATCAATGGACACACTCGTTACCAAGTGGCCACTATCTGACGGCTATTATCAATTCCATCTTTGTGAATATTTCATTTGGATGTATTTGGCAAATAAATGCCTCAGATATCTCTTACATGACTGCTAGATCTTTTTGGCAGAAATGTGGGATAGTGGCTTATGGTGACGATCATATAGTTTCAATACCCGGCCGTGAATTGGAAACTTTTAATCAAATGACCTTGCCTGCTTTGTTTGCGAAAATTGGACTTTCATATACAATGGAAGAAAAAGAAACTGTAGCAACAATGAAGAGTAGGCGTATAGAAGAGATAGGTTATTTGAAGAGAGGTTTTCTTTTCGATAAATTATTAAATAGATGGATTGCACCATTATCTCTTGGAACTATTCTTGAGATGCCCCAATGGATACACCAGTGTCCCGACCCAAAGGCTCAGACTATTGCAAATCTTGAATTTGCGCTCAAAGAATTGAGTTGTCATGAGGCTGGGGTTTGGGACGAGTGGAGTGGAAAACTCCATGCTGAGTGTATTAAGCTTGGACATTATTCTCAATATAAGAACCAAAGAGAGACTCGTGCAGTCTGTCTCGACCAGGACCTTGTTCTGTGATCTTGCTTTGTTAGGAAAATTTTCTAACGTTAAATAACAAAGTAATGCTAGAACAAGATGAAGGTGCCCTATTTAGGGTTACTGCTCAGGATGCCTTGTTGGCAGCCCCGACAAAATCCAGAGCACGTTAGATGCAGCTATCAATGGTTGAGTGGCCAGATAGTCAAGTAATTCACTTGCAACACAAATAAATAATCAACAAACTAATATAAATTCTAATTATATAGCGAGTAATTCACATGAGAATGCTCCAGAGCAGACTAATTC